TGCCGATAGCTGTTGCAAGCTGTACTGCTTTTATCTCTTGCTCAATACTCTCGCCGAAGCTAGACAGGCCAGAGTTTTCTATATCAACGCCGGGTATCTTGTTCATGACATTGATCAAGTCGTTAATAGCCCTGATCGGCTCGTTAACGATATAGTCTGCAATCTGTAACATCACTTCTGCAACGCCAAGCCCAAAAACGGCTATGCTCTTGCCCACAACTTCAAACGTTCGGCGTAGCCCTTCAACCGCATCAATAGCGAAAGCGGTAGCCGAAATAGCAGCGTTAAAGCCCTCTCCTATCTTGTCGCCCATGTCAACGCCGTCTTTTCCTGCGCTAATCATCATTTTAGATACTGCATCAAGAATGGGCGCGAACTCTACTGCCATTCTCTGTGAAACACCCTCAACTATAAGGCCTGTTCTAGCAAAAGAATCATTGGCAATCTCGACTTTTGCAGCGTCAACCGCGCTAAGTGATAAGCCTAACTCCTCCACCTCTGTGCGTGCCGACCGTATAGCATCGCCACCTTGTAACATAAGGTTAACAAGCTCGCCGTTTCGGATGCCCATTTGTCTAAGTTCGTCTGCCGCTGCCGCAGTTGATAGGCCCATCTCTTTCATGCGGTCGGCAATAGCTGCCATCCGCTCGTCTACGTCCATATCTCCAAGTGCGCTGGCATCTAGGCCCAACCGTTTGAATGACTCAGCAGCCGCGCCTGTGCCTCGTTCAGCCTCACCTATTCTCTGGTTTAGCTTCTCGGCTGCGTCGTTCATGATGCTCAGACCAATGCCTGCATCGCTTGCCGCTATCTGCGTGGCGCGTAAGCCGTCTATGGTTGCGCCCATTTGCCGTGCAAGCTTAGCTTGTGAATCAACAGCAGCAAGGCCTTTGACCGTTAGCCCTATGGCAATTGCAGCGCCAGCAGCAGCAGCAGCAGCCCCAAACTTTGCGGCCTGGGTTACTCCTGCTTTCATTTCGCTATTAAGCTGTCTTAGCTGACCTTTGGAATCTTTAACGGCGGCATCTAAACCGGAGTTGTCCGCGCCTATTCTTACCTCTACACCGGCCATCTATTCTTCTCCGTAGGCGTCGTCATAAATTGCGGCAACTTCTGCGCCGTTCATTCCGCCAGCGTATCGCTCTTGCGGCTGCAACATTTCTAGCTTTGTTTCAACAACCCAGAAGAACTCAGTTGGGTGGGTTTTCCAAAAGTCTACAGGGTTGTAGCCCCATGCCACCCATAGCTGAAACCAGTGACGGACTAGCTTTCCGCCGCTTTTTTTTTGGCCTTATCAGCGTCTTGGTCATTGCCGGTTGCTTCACCTAAATCAACATCAGCACCGGGTTGCGCCATCATAGTAATGGCCACCAACGACCCAGCCATTTCACCCATACGCTTATAGCCTGACGCCTCACGAACCTGATTAGCCGTTACCTTTGCGCCTGCATAATTCAAAGCAGCGGCATAAGCTCGAAAGATTTTAGCTGTTGGATACTTCCCAGAACCCAGCGCCGGGGCAAGCTCAAGAAACGAAACCACGTCTTCAATGGCTTCAATCAAACCCCAGATACCGTCTTCTTTGTCTACTGTGTAATCCTTGCCGTTAAACGACAAGGTTACGGGTTGCAGTTGGCTCATGTGTTACCTCAGGCCGGTGGGGTGTATGTAACTACACCAGTACTCATTAGCGTTGCCGAGAAAGTAACTGCCTCGTTGTACGGCTGGCCTTCGCTGTATGGGCCAAGCTGAAAGGTTCCGGCAATCGTGCCGCCGTCGGAGTATGTCATCGATACATCAGATCGAAGCCCAGCACCCCCGGCCATCTTTGCAGTGCGCAGAATGTTGTCCTTGGTCACGCCAGACAATTCAATCTGGACGCTGGTTTCTGCATCTTCGGCCAATAGCACTTGAACGCCATCATCTTCATCAGACGTTACGTTTACAGCCTCGCCATTAACAGAAAGTGACTTTTCACGCACACCAAGAATCGGCGCAGCGTCCCATGTAAATACAACTTTCCGACCATACTCGCTAGCCATGATTATGCTTCCTCGTAAATGATTCTGAATTCTTGGATGCCGTGGCGGGTTACGCCGTCAGCGTCTCTTTGCACTGTCTGAGTTATATAATCAGACCCTATAAAAACTGATCCTGCAATTGAGATTGTACCACGATGCAATGCACCGTATATAGCGTCTTGAATCTGCTTCGCTTCTAGCGAATGACTTGCCCTGCTCCATACATGAACTTGAGCAATGCACTCGTCACCGCGCTCTGTGTCTGTGTCCCAGGGTTGTGATGTGCCATCACTGATAGTGACGAACGGAAACAAGCTATCATCTGCCGGGTCGCCTGCCTGTGTGGGGTTGTCGTATACGCCAACGACCAACGCAGATAGCGGCGCGTCTTCTTTTAGCGCGGTATAGATTCCGAGCTGTAGTTGGTATGCGCTCATGTACGGTTAAACTCCCGAGAAGCTCGGTTAACGGCTTTGGTTAACTGGTCGACAAAGTATCTCTGATTGCCCATAAGCGCCGGGTTTAGATATGGCCGAGGTTCAATATTTAATGTGCCGAACTCAAGCCAAAATGCGTAATTAAGATCGCTATATACACGCCCGCTTAGGTCTTTTGATTCTGCTTTTATGCTGCTAGCCAGCGCCCCGGTATCGGTTGCCGGTGCTTGTCCAGGTGCTGATGCCCTGTGCGTGGGTGACAGGTTCTGACCTGAGCTGCGAGTATATACAGTGCCAGACTTGGTGCCGCGCTGCACGGATTTTATCGCATCGCCGCGAACCTTCTGCGCGGTCGCTGAAACTGCTTTTGCGCCCTCTTGATGACAAGCCTTGCCCAGTTTATCGAACGCCTTTAAGGTTTCGTCCAATCCCTCGATACGCCCGCTCACGTTGCAACGCCGCCATCGAGATCAATCTCTAGCCATCTGTCCCTAAATTCTGTATTGATTATCGCCCGAATCTGATAAGCCCTGCCTCTAACAATAACCCGATCTGATTCTGTCAAGTCTGACCGGTACCGAATAACAAGACGGTTGCGAGTAGTGGCGTCAAGCCGTTCAGCGTATAGCCGTTCGTTGCCCGATATGGGTTTGAAATGGCCGCGCACGTTTGCTTTATTTGTGTAGGTAATTTCAGACGCTCCACCGCCAACGCTTGTGATTACCTGAGCCTGAAACTCTACAGGCTCTCGCAGCATTCCTGCCGTCATGTCGCAGCACTTCATACCAGCATACTCGGATTGCGGTAAGGTATTAGAAGCTCTCTAGCACCTGACAGGGTTAGGGCGTCAGCCGTTGAGCAAGCCCCTCTGTGGTCATACTGCATAGAGGCCATCATCATGACAGCCATCTTAATATCGTCCGGCACGTCATCCGCAGTTAGGCCATAGCCTGCGGTATAGTCAACTACAATTGCCGCTTGGTTGTCCGTGCTAAATGTCCGAACAGGTAGCACAATGTTGTCACCTCGCACTTGGTAATCGGTGCTAAGGTCGCCATATAGTGTGACTGATTCGACGCTCAACAGGTTGGCGAACGGAAGGTTAATTGAGCCGATGTAGTGGCCTTCCTGCCCAGAAAGCGAAGGGTTAGCGAAGGTGCCGCCCGTAGGCCAGTAGTCATGCGTTAGTTTCCACGCGCGACTGATTAAGTCGTAACCAATGTAGTTGATGATAGCTCGGGTAGAGCCATTTAAAATTACATAATAGAGAGGGTCAGCCGCATCGCCCACAAGCCACTCTGCAAGCTCTTGAGCTGTAACGGGACTAATTAGTGGATCTTGCGGCCTAGCTGTCATTTGCTTGCCTTTTTCTCTTTAACTGGATCGAATGGCTTTTGTTCTTTGTAAGGCTTGATGAAGCCTTTCTTTAATCTCGCTTGAGTCTGGTCTGCGTCCGGGTCGAAGTTGGCAATCTGCCCTTTCCGATAGCCGGGAACGTCAGTCTGAAATACGTATTTCATTGTACGCCCTCAAAGTAAAAGGGGCGACCTGAGCCGCCCCTGTTTGTTAGCTCGCCGCTACGGTGAACTGGCCTTTAGTGAAGGCCTTGGGGCGATTCACTGCCAGTGCATAGCGCTCTTCTGCCAACACTGCTACACCGTTCTTGATGAAGTAATCAGAGTGTGATTCACTCACTCGAACGCTGATACCTTCACGAACGTAAAGCTTCGCGCCTAGTGTCCAGTCGCCCAGCAAGAACGTACCTTCTGTCATCGCGTTAGACACGACAACCGGAACGCGCCAAATCTCTTGCGTCTGTCGGTTAGTGGCTGCGAAAGGCATCAGGATATAGTGACCGTCCGTTGCCTTGGCGGTTTCTAAAGTAGCGAAGTCAATAGGGTTCATGACCAAGCCGTTTACGTTGTAATACTCTGCAAGCTGGTTCTCCGTGACCGCCGAGCGGATGTGATCGATCATAGCAGCGGCAAGGTCATCTGCGCTGGTGCCGAACGCGATCTCGCCAACATCGTTAATCGCCGCATCGTTTAGAAGACCGCTCAGGTTCTGGCCGGTGCCGTCGCCTAATAGGATTTGCTCGTCGCTTTCCAACTGTAGGCCGTAGGTAAGCTCGCTATCAATTAACCCTTGTAGCATAGGCGCGTCAGAGAGTGCCTGACGTGATGCTGCTACCCAATGCGCAATCGTGCGAACAGGTACAGTAACCAGCTCCCAAACGATCTCAGACTTGTCTTTTGCTACGAACTCGCCACCGCCAAGGGTGTTAACGGTACCCTGTGGGGCTGCGTTGTTAGTGAACGAAGCCTGGCGCATGATCTCAACAGAGCCGGAACTGGTCGGGATGTTCGGGATCAAGTCACGGATGCGGTCAGCGCGTCGGCCTGAGTTTAGATAGATTTCGGTGTCACGGGCTGCCGGGATCAAGCTGCCAGCACTACCGGCCAAGGATGTAATGTGTTTCATCTCGAAAGGCTGGTTACTGCCGCGACCGCTAGCCTTGATCTCTGCGAATACGTCAGAGGCTACAAACTGGCCGCCTAATGTCTTAACTTCGGCTTCTTCGCCGAACTGAGGGCGGTTGGCTTTGGCTTGCAATTCTTTGAGAGCGCCGTCCATAGTTGTAAAATCGCCTTTCATTTCGTCGAAACGTTCATTAGCCGCTTTCAGCTCGGTGATTGTGGATTCCTTAGCTTCGCCAAGGGCCTTAATTTCTGTGCCGTGCTGCTCGCGCAACGTCTTTAGCTCTGTGTTTGCAGCGGTTAGCTGATCGAGCATTTGCTTAATTTCTTCGGGATTCATAATGATTTCTCGCTGTTTGAATTCTGCGTGAACTGGTTTGCCATGTCTTGAAAAGCCTTCCAGTATTCTTTTGCCTCAACTTCCTTTTGATCTGCTTCGCGCAGACTCTTAACACCAGCCCCGGCAATAGCCTTGGCTTGGCTTCGTGAGAGTCCAGCGTCACGCAGGATCTTCTCAATTTGTCGTGCGTCTTGTGCTTTAACGCCCGTGATTATTGCGCCTTCATTCATGGGAAACGTCACCATACTGAACTCAAGCAGGGTTAGTTCTTTGAGTAGGCGAACACCATCGTCTTTATACTCGGCTTCTTGTACTATGTAGCCGATTGACATGGAGTTAATGATGCCTTCTTTGGCAAGCTCTAGCGCCTCGTCACCCTGGCGCGTCTTTGCAATGTAAGCTTCGATATACAAACCTTGGTCGTCTTCGCGCATAAGAACAGGCCGGCCAATTGGCGCGTCTTGTTTGTGCTGCCACAGCACTACCACCTTTATATCGCTTGCAAGCGTCTTTGCAAACGCGCCTTTGGTGATAATATCGCCGCCTTGATCTAGGTCATAAGTGGACGCATAGCCGGAAATTATGCGCTCGTCCTCGTTTACCGAGTCGGCTTTGAATTGAACGGCTTTATATTCCATGTGCATCTCTCTTTGTTCGCGTATACCGACAGTTTACCACATTGTCAACCGGGAGCAAGGCGGGCGCAGCTGTTAGATTTTACCTAGCTTCTTATCAATCTTGCGCCGCTCAATCGAATGGCTCAAAGTGACTAGAACCCATATCGGAACCCACATGCCCACCGTAATGACTGATAGAACAAGATGTAATAAGTGCGCTGTTTTGTGATCTGCTCGTTTTGCCATTAGTTGTGATTGATTCATTTTCTTATCCCCTAGTTAGTATTTAACTAACAATAGCGTAGGCGACAAGGTATGACCAATAGATTTTAACTATCGGTCTGCAACTACATGGACAAGGGCGCAACGACAGTTAATTACTTGAGCCGCACTACCGGAAGGATCGCCCGGAAACATCAGCGCCTCGCCTCCAATGTTGAATGCCTCATTTATGGCGACCACTTGGCCGTCGGCGTCGTCGTGATCGTCCCTTGTTCTCGACCCTTGCGATGATACCCATTCCTTATCAAGCACTAGCCCTGTAGCTTTGGCGGCCGCCTGAGTAGCAGCGTTCGCGCTTGCGTGTGCTTCGGTGCGAGCTATTACTCTAGAGCGCATACGGGACATGACCCCGCCCTGCTCGTTGACGCGCGCCTGTATTAGCTTGCCGAG